GAGTTGTACTTACGTTCACGGGCTAATTGGTCTCCTAGTTCTCATGTACAGGAACAAGAGGTAGGTACTGAAGAGGAAGAGAATGAGGGTGCAGTTAATGCCCTTATGGCTGCTCTAGGTAAGGAATCTGAAGAGGAATAAGGTTACTCAGGTGGTTTGGCACCCTTAAATGTCGATGATACCTCCGCTGGACTGACAGCCTGAGTTTTTACAATAACAGGAATAACATGCTAACTGCTCAGACCCTACGAGAGATGCCTGATGATCAGGTACAAGAGGCACTCTCTAAGATGTCCAAGAGGCAGCTAGATGAGCTACAGAAAGAGTATAAGTTCTGGGCTAGACCTAATCAGATTGAACCTGAAGGGGATCATAATGTGTGGTTCCTTAACTGTGGTCGTGGCTTTGGTAAGACATGGACTGGCGCTCAGTGGGTACGAGAGAAGGTTAAGGAGGGACATAAGCGTATTGCTTGTGTAGCCTCTACGAACTCTGATATTGAACGTGTTATGGTTAAAGGTGAGTCAGGTTTCTTGGCTCTCTGCTCTAAGTACGATAAGACCTACAAAGGTAAGGACATGGGTTTCCCTGAGTGGTCTCCTACTAGACGTACTCTTACTTGGGCTAATGGTGCTAAGGTTGAGTTTTACTCTGCTGAAGAACCTGAGCGTCTTCGTGGTCCTCAGTTTAGTGCTGCATGGTGTGATGAGCTTGCTGCATGGAATAAGGACGAAGATACTTGGGATATGCTTCAGTTTTGTCTACGATTAGGTAAACACCCTAAAGTTTGTGTGACAACTACTCCAAAATCTACTAAATTGGTGCGAAAGTTACTAAAAGACCTTAAAACTTGTATTACTGTAGGGTCTACATTCGATAATGCTTCAAACTTGGCAGATACCTACCTAACGGCTGTTAAAGATCAGTACGAAGGTACTAGGTTAGGTCGTCAGGAACTCTATGCTGAAGTCTTAGAGGAGAATGAAGGCGCACTCTGGACTACAGACACTATTGATAGTTGTCAGGTAGACAGAAAAGATATACCTGATCTAACACGTATTGTTGTGGCACTTGACCCTGCTGTTACCTCTAATGCTGAGTCTGATATGACTGGTATTATTGTGGCTGGTGTTGATGTCAACGGTAAGTCTTATATCTTAGGAGATTATACTGATAGATTGTCACCTCAAGGTTGGGCATCTAAAGCTATTGAACTATATCATTCCTTTGAGGCTGATAGGATCGTAGCTGAGGTCAACCAAGGTGGTGATATGGTTAAACATACGATCCACGGGGAGGACGAGAGCGTGCCTCTTAAGATGGTTAGAGCCTCTAGGGGTAAGTATGCCCGTGCAGAGCCTGTAGCTGCCCTCTATGAGCGTGGTTTAGTGCATCACGTCAGGAACCAAGAAGACGGTGCAAACCTTAATGAACTAGAAACTCAAATGAGAACTTGGGAGCCTTTAGGTTCTATAGGTTCTCCAGACAGACTTGATGCTATGGTTTGGGCATTAACTGATCTTATGCTTAATGGCTACCAAAAACCTCAACTGAAACTTGTATATAGTAGTATCAAAGGACTGAGTTAATGACTAAGAGCCTGTCAAAAACAGAATCTACTTCTATTCTAGGTGTGGCAGGGCAGAATGTCCATAATGGAACTATCCGCGCAGACGAGTTCCTACGGGAGCTTAAGGGTAGGGAAGCTGTAAAGAAGTTTCGCGAGATGCGTGACAATGATAGTACCATTGGTGCTGTTATGTATGCAGTTGAGCAGATGCTTCGTGATGTTGAGATTAACGTAAAACCTTCAGATGATAGTGACGCAGCTAATAAAGAGAAAGAGTTTGTTGAGAGTATCTTAGATGATATGGAGCATACTCTAGATGACCATATTGCAGAGGCACTTAGCTTTCTTTCGTATGGTTTTTCTTGGTTTGAGGTTGTGTATAAGCGTCGAGAAGGCTTGGGTCAGAACCCTAAGAAGAAGTCTAAGCACTCTGATGGACGCATGGGTGTCCGTAAGTTGGCTTGTCGTTCCCCTTGGACTATTGACAGGTTTGACGTAGAGCATAAAACTGGAGACATCTTAGGTATCTACCAGAGTACAGGTTACGGTACAGGTAATAATTATATCCCTAGCCGTAAGTCTGTTTACTACAGGACAACTACTATTAACGGTGATCCTTCAGGTAGGTCTATCCTACGGAACGCCTATACTAGTTATCAGTACCTTAACAATATGCAGTCTATTGAGGCTGTAGGTGTTGAGCGTGAGTTAGCTGGTATTCCTGTTGCCCGTGTACCTGCTGAGTACCTTTCCCCTGATGCTACTGAGGGTCAGATTGCCTTCCGTAATGAACTACAGTCTATCCTACGGGATGTCAAGTTCAACGATCAAGGTTATATTATCCTACCTAGTGATTCCTATCCAGATAAGGATGGTGCGCCTACAAGTGAGCGTCTGGTTGATGTAGAACTTATGTCTTCTAGTGGTACTCGTAATATTGATATAGACCCAATTATTCGTCGTTACCAGCATGACATTGCTCGTAGCGTACTGTCTGAGTTCTTAATGCTTGGTGGTGGTTCTAACGGTTCCTACGCCCTCTCTAAGAGTAAGACAGACTTATTCCTACGTGCCTTGGAGAGCTACATCACTCAGGTGGTAGATACGCTTAACAAGCAGCTTATTGAGCCTCTGTGGGAACTAAACAACCTTAACCCTGACCTTATGCCAAAGTTGGTTGCTGGTGACGTTGCTCCCCATGACCTTAAAGAGCTTGGATCATATCTTCGTAATCTCAATGGCGCTAGTATTAACTTGGCTGACCAACCTGAGATAGTTGATGCTCTCCTTCATAATGCTGAACTTCCTGAACTGGATCGTAAGAAGTATGATGAGTCACTTGAGATGGCTCGTCAAGCTGCTTTAGCTCCTGTTCAAGAGGAACCAGAGGAAGAAGAAGAGGAAGAAGATCAAGAAGACTCCGACGAAGATAAACCTAAAGATCAGGAGTGACTATATGTCATCTATTAACGTACTCAGGGCTAAATTCGGAGACAGCGCAAGACTGCTACTCCCTTTCGTAAAAGCCGCAGAAGACCTCGAAATTGCCATAGATGAACTAGCTTCAGGGGGTCTTGAGTTCACAGGGGGCTTCGAGGAGCGTACTACAGGTAGCTCAGGTGCTAATGACCTAGGTTCTAACGTGCAGTACACTGCTGCACAAGCTACCTCTAAAACTTGGAAACGCTTTGGTTTCTCTCGTACCCGTCAGATCGCTAATGATGTACAGTATTGGGGAGAAACGAACCCTACCTTCGATCAGACAAAAGGTTTGTTTGGTGGTCTTTATATGCCACCCGAGTTCGATCAGCTAATTGACTTCGAAGACACCTCTAACGCATCCGCAGTAACTTCAGGTGATCTACAGTACACAGCAGCTACAGGCAGTTATGATGTCAGTGGTTGCCAGAAAGGTGATCGCGTAGACATTCGATTCTCTTTTAATGCTGTACCACAGGTAGCTAACTCCACCCTTGAGGTAGGTCTGATCTGGTCTACCCGTGACGCTAACGACAACATCACCTTCACCTTCCCGCTAACAACACAACCTATCTTCTACGGTACAGGTTCCCAAGGAGCCGCATATTTGAACCGAGTTGAGATGTCTGCTTACATTGCTTCTGACGAAGACCGTAATGCTAGAGCGTTGCCAGCTATTCGTTGCAATAATGAGATTCTTATTCAGCCTTTGTCCACTCTAATTACAATCGTAAGGTAAGCTATGACTATTCGCATAACAAGAAACGCTGAAGGCAACTGCATAAACTTCGTAGGTTCGTCTAACCCTGCTTATTGGAACGCTTGTCTTAGCGCAGTTATCAACGAAGACGACAGCACACGTATTAACATCATCAACGACATTCGCTCTGAGAGTTCAGCAGAGACTGCTTATGAGTTCTACGCTCTGCCTTTCGAGGACTTCTCGGACAAAAACGGTAACTTATTCACGGATGCTCAAGCTGCTGTAGACTACATCAACCTCGAAGCTAACGTATCTGGTGTATCTGACACAGGCTCAGACCTCACAGATGTTGTAGTTAACTTCCGTCTTGACGACACAAACACTTCTGTCATCCTAGACAACGGTGCTGCCTTTGGTGTTAACACGATTAAGGCTGTTGCTGACGCAGACGGTACAATCCACATTCACGCTATTGGTGCTGGTGCACCTAGTGGAACTGACAACCCGTCAGACCACAAGCACTACGAGAAGCTAGTACACACTAACGTAGAGATCAACGGTAACGCTGTAGCAGGTGGTCTTCAGGATGTCGTGAACACTCTGAACGAACTCTTCACAGTTGGTCCTTTTGAGGCTGTTGTTATCTCTGACCCCTACAGCACGATGATTTCTGATGTATCTGGTGTAGATGCTAACGGTGCCTTAGACGGTAACGCTGTAAACCCTTCTAACTCAGACATCGCTGGCGGTTCTGCTGCTCACTACAACAAAGCTGGTTGGTTGTCTTCTGACACCATCGACCAAGCTGGCGAATACTTCAGCTTCGACATTCGTGTTGAGGGTATCATCGGTATGGGTCTTGTTGTTGCTGACGCAGCAGACGTAAACGGTAACGCAACCTACGGCGACCCTGCTAAGTTCTGTGACGGGGTTACTAACTCAGGTCACTACGGCTATCAGTTCGGTCACTTCTTCCACCCTAGCCCTAACGGTCCTTGGACTAACTACGGTGCTAACACTGGATATGTTATGGGTAGAGGTTGGTCTAATGCTACAGATAAGTTCTCAGGTTCTCCTGAAGGTGCTGACTGGCTTGCAGGCAACCCTGTTAAGATGCGTGTAGGTATAGACGAGAACGGCTTTATCTCTATCGACTATTATGATGTAAGCGAGAGTACTTGGATAGTCTGTGCTCGTACTAGCTACCCAACAGTAGAAGGCGTAGAGTACAAGTTAGGCATCAAGTTGTGTGACAGCTATTCTCGTTTGGCTAGTCTGCCAAAGATTCACTTGCACACCCCTCTAGCCCCTACGATGTACTTCCGTTATATCGAAAGCCCTGACGGTGTGTTCAACTACCCTCTCTTTTCTACAGCAGAGGAAGCTGAGTATTACGACGAGATTATTAATGGTTTAGCTGAAGGAGCGGGTTCGTCACACACACACACTTACACAGACGACCCTACAGGGACAACGTGGTACATGCCAGAAGCAACTCATGATGCTTCTACTTACGTCCACAGTTCTGCACCTAACGGCTTCACGTTTAACGGCACGACTGTTAACTGGACAGAAGTTACTTCTTTGACTAACGCTGACCTAGCCCCTTCTGCTTTCTCATCACTTGACTACAGCTACGAGGAAGGCACTGCGGTAAACTTCCAACTATTCCCTGCTGGTGCTACGTTTACACAGTCTGTCTCAATAAGCCCTGCTGGTTCTGGGATGCTCTACAACTCTAACACAGGCTACCTACAAGGTACTCTGACTGATGTTGGTGCTGACACCACGTACACAGTGACCGTGACACGGGCTAACTCCTACGGTTCTAGTGTTGGTACGTTCGAAGTGCTTGCTACTGATGTAGCGCCTGTTCAGACTAACGACACTCCTTGGACTAAAGCTCTGGACTTCAGCGGCTCTAGTGAACATGGTAAGCAAGTATCTAACCAAGCATACACTAACCCTATCTCTATGGGCTTTACAGGAACAACTTTAGGGGGGCACAGTACAGACTCAACTAAAACTTCTGACTATACTTACTCAAGACCTTGGGCTTGTACGACAGTATTTCAAGTCGATAGACATAGTTCTAATCAGCATATCTGGAACTATGGAGAAGGTGCTGGTACTAATGATGATAATATTTACCTGAGACTTACTGCTAGTGGCAAGTTGTACTTCGGTTGGGGTCGAGAAGGCGTAGGCTACAATGAGTGTGAAATCTACGACATCTCTTACGGTCAAACATCTGATTGGTTCGGAGTTTATATAGCACACAAGGGGGCGAGGTGGAGTAGTTCTGAGGCCACTGCAAGTAACTTGGCAGATACCTTCGACATTCGACTGATGACCTCAGATAATGGAGATAACTTTAGCACTCTAGGTTCTAACTTATCCACTAGTGCTAATTGGGTAAGTACTGGAGTTAGAATGGATAGAGCATTTGGTGGTCATTTTACTCTTGGCGGAAGAGGCTCTAATAGAAACTTTCACGGTAAGGTATCTAGCCAAGTTGTTACTACTCTTGTTGCTAATAGAAACATGCCGACGGACAATGAAATCACCAAGATGATTACCGATCCTATCAAGTGGGTAACCAATTTCAAGATAGGTAATGAATATAGAATGCCCACCTATCAGTATCCGACTTCTAACTTTACAAGGAACAGTTCTGCCCCAGCTACGTCAACTCAAGTATGGCTAATGGGAGACGGTACTAGCGACTCTTACTCTAATGGTATGAGAAACTATGTATACCCTGCTGACCAGAACTGGACTAAGATGCAATTAAACAGTATGGTTTCTAACGACATCGAAACTGTGAACATCCAAGGGTTGACATAATGTATGATCCAGACACTCTCCCTACTGAGGAAGAAATAGAGAAGGCAGATAAACCCCTGAACAAACCTTTTAGGTTGCCGAAAGGTAGCTCTAAGAAGTTCGGGGTTTACGTCAAGGACGGTGACAAGACCAAGAAAGTTACCTTCGGTGATCCTAATATGGAAATACGAAGGGACGACCCTAAAGCTAGGGCTAACTTCAGGTCTCGTCATTCATGTGACACAGCGACAGATAAGACTAGCGCCCGATACTGGTCTTGTCGTATGTGGGAGAAAGGGACTTCTGTAGGACAGATGACAAAATCTATGGAAGGTCAAATCCTTAAATCTGATGAAGAGCAGAGGTTAGTCTACGGATGGGCCTCAGTCATCACAGAGAAAGGCGAACCAGTAGTGGATCGTCAAGGTGACGTAATTAAACCTGACACGCTAGTAAAAGCCGTGAATAGCTTCATGGAGCATGTGCGTGTAGGTAAACAGATGCACGATGGGGATCAGGTTGGTATTGTGGTTCATTCATGGCCATGCACTAACGAGATAAACAAGTCTGTCGGGCTAGAGGCTGACCGTGAGGGTTGGCTGGTCGCTTTTAAGGTCTATGATGATGAGGTCTGGGCTAAAGTTAAAAGTGGAGAACTCGCCGCCTTCAGTATTGGGGGTCGTGCGGTAAAAGGAGAGTATGATGGCGACTGAGTTGCTTGAACTTCAACTAGAGGAGCTATCTTTGGTTGATCGTCCAGCCAACGCAGAAGCGATGGTTACTCTTTTCAAACGAGACGATACCCAACTAGAGGACATCGACAAGATGACTGATGAACAAGAAAACAAAGTCAAAGCCTACATGAAGGAAAAAGGCTGCGGCAAAGATGAGGCTATGAAGGCACTTGGTTACGGTGAAGAGAAGGCTGAAGAGGCTGACCCTACCGCAAAACTATCTGATGAGGTTGATACTCTGAAGGCAGAAAACGAGCGTCTACGCAAAGGTCTGATCGAAGAAGGCTACGTTATTAAGGCTGAAACCATCGAAAAGAAAGCTCCTGAAGAGTTTGTCGAGTACGAAGGTGAACAGATCAACAAGGCTGATATTCCAGCACCTATCCTTAAGGCTCTGGAAGCTGCTGAGATTGAGAAAGCTGATATGGCTCTGACTAAGAAAGCTGAAGAGAACCTTCCGCATTTCTCTGTTGAAGCTGCTAAAGGTTTACTTTCTGCTGTATCTAAAATGGATGACGCGGAAATGTTGATGGAAGCTCTTGCTGCTGCTGACAAAGCGTTTGCAGATAAAATGGAAGAGTTTGGTAAAGCTGATGTTGACGGAGAGTTCTCCTCTGCATCTGATAAAGTTGAACACATGGTTAAGTCTCACATGGAAGAGCATGGACTTACCAAAAAGGATTACGCCAAGGCTTATGCGGCAGTCGCTAAGACCCAAGAAGGCAAGTCCCTTATCGCTAAAGCCTATAAAGGAGAATAACTCATGGCTACTATGCAATCGCGGGATACCCGTACTTTTGTTGCAGGTGAAGACCTTTCCTCTGCTCAATTCAAATTCGTTACTCTGGAATCTGACGGTCAAGTTGATTTGGCTGACTCTGCTGGTGAGAACTGCTTAGGCGTTCTTCTGGTTGAAGGTGAAGCCACTCGCGCTGTTACCGTAGTGATGTCTGGTTCTGTTATGGTAGAAGCTGGTGGTACGGTTACTGCTGGTGGTGCTGTTGCAGCAGATGCAACTGGTCGTGCCGTAGACGCAACAACTGGTGATGTTATCATGGGTTATGCCCGTGAAGCTGGTGTTGCATCACAGGTTATCGAAATCGAACTTATCCAAGGCGGCAACGCTTCGGCGTAAACCCGATTAAAAGGAAAATAATATTATGCCTATGTTGACACCATCTCAGGTACACATTGATGTACCTCTGACTAACCTGACCATTGCTTATGCTCAGGAAACTTCTAATTTCGTAGCGGATAAAGTGTTTGGTACTATCTCCGTTGATAAACAATCTAACAAGTTCTACAAGTATGACCGTGAAGGTCTTCGTCATGGTGACGTTAAGTTGCTTGCACCACGTACTGAAGTTAACCGCGTTGGTATGTCCCTCTCGACAGACAACTACTTCGCTGATGTTCGCGGTTTGGGTATGGACTTTGAAGAGCAAGAGCTTGCTAACGAAGACACTATGCTGGAAACTCGTTCACAAGGCGCTAACGTCCTGATCGAAAAAATCCTTATTGATCGTGAAGTCCGTTGGGCTGACACATTCTTCAAGGCTGGCGTTTGGGGATCAGAGACTACTCCTTCTAACTTGTGGTCTGACTACACGAACTCTACGCCAATCGTTGACGTGACGAATGCTCGTCGTGCAATGCAGCTTAAGTCTGGTGGCTATAAGCCAAACTGTATGGTTGTTGGTAAAGCAGTTCGTGACATCTTGGTTAACCACCCAGACATCCTTGCTCGTTTGAATGGTGGAGCTACTGTTGCTAACACTGCTCTTATCACAGATGCTAAATTAGCTGAAATCTTCGAAGTTGAAGCATTCTTGGTTATGGAAGCTGTCTATAACGACTCTGCTGAAGGTGTTGCTGATAACATCGACTTCATTGGTGGCAAGCATGCTATGTTGGCATATAAGCCTTCTTCAATGGGTCTTAAGACGCCAGCTTCGGGTGCTATCTTCACATGGGATGCTATCCCTAATGTTGGTGGCCTTGGCATCACGGTTGAGTCCTTCTCAGACGATGCTCTTAAGCGTCAGCAGGTTGCTGAGATGATCCAAGTTAAGTGCGCAGATGACATGAAAGTTATCGGTTCTGACCTTGGTTACTTCTTCGACAGCGTTGTAGCTTAACAGTTACTTACTAACGGTAGACCCTGAGATTAGTCTTGGGGTCTAACCCAATTATAAAATACCGTAACAACATCTAAATAGGAATATGATATGCACCCTACATGGTTAGGTTTTCAGGTTGATTGGCCTGTATTCGTTAAAAACCCTTTTCAAGCGGCAGATACTTCTTGGACAAGAGGTGAGCATTTTAACTGGCAAGAGCGACGAGTTGATCCTTACAAGGTTTATACTATGTACGCCTGTGGTTATCTCTACCACAATAAAGATTTAGAGAAAGATAATAAGGTTGGTGACCGCCTTAGTGAGATGAATACAGAGCAGCTTTATACTCTTGTAGGTCTTCTGAATGGTGAGGTTAAGAAACGTACCACCACTGCTGAAGAACTTAAGAACAAGCGATGTCGTCAGTCTAAGATTGATGATAAACAACGTGGATTGCTCCGCTCATTCCTACGTAAGAACCCTTGGATTACTGAGGATTTCTATAAGTTTCGAGATGACATTCTCGGAGAGTAAATAACAAGGAGACCTGATATGAGTTGGTCCTATGACCCTACAGACTTAAATACGACCACCGCTTCAGGTCGCCTAAACACAGTAAGATTTCTGGTAGGTGACACAGATACTAATGACCAGAAGGTTCAGGATGAAGAGATAGTTTTTTCTCTGGATCAGACTAATGATGATGTAAACGCTGCTGCTTCCTACGTAGCTCGTACTCTAGCTTCTAAGTATGCCTCTAAGGTTACCATTGAACTTGATGGTCAACTAAAGGCTCAGTACAGTGACCTATATAAGCACTACAGGTCTCTGTCTGATAAACTAGACTACCAAGCTAAGAAGTTTGGCGCTCAGTTAGGTATACTTGCAGGTGGTATAAGTAAGACTAGGGTTGGTGTAGTTAGAGATAACACTGACAGAGTAGAGCCAGCGTTCCGTAGAGATAGGTTCCTTAACCCCCCTGATTCTGATAGCTATAGCTAAGAGGTAGACATGCTCAGTAAGGATATGTATACCCTAGTGAATGAGTTTGGTCAATCCGTAACTCTTAGGAAGGTTGTCACAGGTGCTTATGATCCAAGTACAGGTACAGCAGGTAACACAACCACAGACTATTCCGTTAAGTCTTACATGGCTGAATTTACCTTGACAGAGCTTTCTCTGGATACTGTTGTTAGGGGAGACAGGAAAGCCCTTCTGTCATCCCTTGATACCTCTGGTGTAGCTATCCCTGCTCCTGATGAGAGTGACCTCTTGGTGGGCGTAGGAGACACTGTTAGGGTAGTTTCTACTCAGACAATATACAGCGGAGATAGTGTAGTTTGCTACATCTGTCAAGTAAGGGAGTAGTATGGCACAGGTAACAGTTAAAAGTCGTAGTATTGTTAATAAGATTAAAAATAAATCGACAGAGATTATAAACGAAGAACTAAAAGATCACTTCACAGGTATGGCTAACTTTGCCATTGGGGAGTCTCCTATTTGGTCTGGTGCTTACGTTAAATCCTTCTCTTTCAAGTCTAACAACTCTAGTAGTCGTGGACGTAGGATTGATGGTGCTAACTGGAAGTTTCCTAAGCAGACAGGTTCTGAGGCAGATAGGGCTGAAGGTCATGCACTACTTATGGGTGACATCAATGCAACCTTCGTCAACAACGACCCTCTTGTAGTAAAGTCCTACACTCTTAGGAATGACTCTAATCACGCTACGTTTGTTGAATACGGTGTGGGTGGACCCACTGGACCTAAACCTCCTAACGGATACCGTATCTTTGAACAACTAAGGGCGGGAGCTTCGTATAAACTATGAGTGACATTAACAGAAAGATCAGGGCTGCACTAGAGACACACATATCAAACATATCAGGACTACCCGACATTGCCTACGAGAACGTCCCTTATGAGCCTACGACAGGCCAGAGCTTCATTCGTTTAGCCTATATGCCCACAATACGTAAACCTGCTGTAAGAGGACTAAATCCACAACAGGAATACAGAGGGCTTCTTGCACTAAACGTGTATTCCCCTGAAGGTTCTGGACCTGCTACTTGTGAAGATATTGTAGAGAAGTTACTAGAGGGTTTTGAGGCCACTACAGACATTACTTACAACGATGGCAGTGACGACTACACTGTTTGTATTGACTACGCTGAGAGAAGCATTGGACTTACTGATGCTCCTTGGTATTTAATCCCAGTCAACATCGGCTGGTTCATCTACAACTAGGAGAATTAGATGACTTGTTTCGCACAAGGTTCCCGTTCCAGCCTTTCGTATATTGTTGAAACTACTTTCGGCACTACACCTGCTGGTAACTTTACGAACCTACCTTTCAGCACTCATTCGCTGAACCTAAATAAAGACCGAGTAGCTGGTAACGACATCCAAGCTGACCGTATGCCTCGCGTTGATCGTCACGGTAACCGTCAGACAGGTGGTGATATTGCTGCTGACCTTCGTAAGAGTGACTACGATGATTTCCTTGAATCGGCTATGCTTGATACTTGGGCTACGGATGTTCTTAAGGTAGGCACTACCCCTAAGTACTTCTCCATAGAAGACTATGCTGCTGACATCGACCAAGCCCGTGTTTTCACTGGTTGTACTGTGTCTACTATGGCTATTTCCATTGCACCTAACCAGATGGTAACAACTACCTTTGGTATGGTAGGTAAAGATATGTCTATAGGAACTACTGAGAAAACTCAAGATGATGCTTCTGGTAACTCACCTTTCGATGCTTACTCTGGAGACTTGGCTATAGGTAACGTAGGTGCTTCTTCTTCTGTAGCTATCGTAACCAGTATTGACTTTAACCTGAACAATTCCTTCGCACCCACCTTCGTTGTTGGTGATGATAGCGCACCTTGTTTGGAAGTTGGTCGTGCTGAAATCGAAGGTACTATCACTGCATACTTCGAAGATGCTTCCTTAATCAACCGTTTCATAAATGAGACTGAGACTGAACTCTCTGTATCCGTAGATGACCCTACTGGTTCTAACACTTATACCTTCTTATTCCCCCGCGTCAAGATTAACTCTGCTGACGTTGGTGTAGATGGCCCTAACAGCCGTATCATCAATATGTCCTTTGTTGCTCTATATGACAGCACTGAGGAAACTAACCTGAAGATTACCCGTTCATAAGAATCCCGCAAGGGAGGGGCTGGCGCTGTGTCGGGTGGTGCTGGCCCCAACTATATAACACCCGACTTTCATAAGGAAACCCGACAATGGATTTGATGGACCTTAAACCCACTAGTGATACTGTAGAGGTCACACTAATGCACCCTAACACTGGTGATGTTCTTAAGAATGACGACAAGTCTGATATGACCATTACAGTGTACGCAATGCATTCTAAAGAGCATAAATCTGTGATGCATGAACAGACTAATAAACGTCTTAAGTCTATGCAATCTGGAAAAAAGCAAGAATTTACCGCTCAAGACCTTGAGGATGCAGCCCTTACGTTGTTATCTAAAGTTACGGCAGAGTGGAACATAACTTACGGTGGAGATAAACCTAAACTCACTGCCACTAAAGCCAAAGAGTTATACGACGAAGTGTTCTGGATTAAAGATCAGATTGAGGGGGCTTTATCTAACTCTCTGGATTTTACGAAAGCCTAACTTCTCAGTTATGTGAGTGGTCTGAACACCAGTTCAACCTCAACAAACCTGACAAGGATGGCATTACGGAACGACAGCATCTTGAACAAGTAGAAGGGCAGATCGGACGAAGACCTGAAGCACTGGAACCCCCGACAGTATTTCCTCAGCTTTTGTCTCATGTCTGGTCTGCCTTTTGTGTTTTAAGCAACAGTAGAACCTCTGGTTTTTCTGGCCCTAATCCGATAACATACGAACAAATTAAAGCATGGAAGGAACTGACTGAGACACCTATTACTCCTTGGGAAGTGGAAGTGATTAAACGTCTTGATACAGTTTATATGGGGGTAGCAAATGGCTGATATACAGGTAATTATGGAAGTGGTCGGTCAGCAAGATATGGTGAAGGCCATTAAGACTGCTGAACGTATGGAGCTTGAGTTCAAGAAGTTAGACAAAGCCTTCAATACAAACAAGATTTCTGGTCAACAGTACTCCAAAGGTGTTGCTCAAATAGAAGCAAAGTACAAAACTCTAACTAAAACGACTGACCAACTAACATCTTCGACAAAGAGGTTTGCTGCTTCACAAGCTATGGCAGGTAAGAGAATCAACCGAATGGGCGCTAACTTACAACAGGTTGGCTATCAGGTTGGCGACTTTGCTGTTCAGGTTCAAGGTGGCACTAACGTCATGGTCGCCCTTGGTCAACAGGGTGCTCAGTTATTGGGTATCTTCGGTGCAGGGGGTGCTTTAGCTGGTGCTGCCCTAGCCATTGGTACTGCTTTAATCGCACCTCTAATGAAAGGGGAAAAGGCGGCTAAAAACCTTACTGACAGAATTAAAGACCTCAAGGCTGAAATATCTGACCTTAAAGGCGAACAAGTAATACCCCAAGAGCAAGTGGACCTTCTCCAAGAACAAGCGAAAATTCAAGACAAGTTATTGAGCCTTGAGGACCAACTCCTAACGAAAAAGGCATCCCTTGAAGAGATTAGTAAGAAGGTAAGTAAATCTTCGATGCTCTACGGAGATGCTCTAGCAGAGGTTAATGCACTAGAAGAAAAAATATTAAAAGTTGAAGAGGACAGGGCAGCAAACTCAAAAATTCTAAATGAGTATGGAGGAGCTTTATTAGAGAAAAGAGAAGAGCTTCGGAGACAAGAGGAAGAATCTTTAAGTCGTGAAATAGACCTACTCACTACTATCGAAAGGTTTGGTGAAGATTCTCTGGTTGTTCAAAGGTTAAAGAAGCAACAGGCTATTGAAATCTATGAGGAAGAGCTTAAGAGGTTACATTTACACCCAAGCATTATCAAAGGTCTGTTAGCGCAGAAATCTTTAGCTCTAGAAATATCAAATGCTATTTCTAATTCTGCATCTGAAGCTGCTAGGCTTGCTTCTAACTTAGAAACTTCAATGTCTTATGGCTCTTTGTCTAAGGGGGAGTTTTCTGGTGTTCCTTCTGGACTTGATTCTTTCGGTGGTGGAGGAGATTACAGATATGATTTACCTAGCACAATTAGACCTCCAAAAGTTAAAGGTAAAGGTGGGGGCGGTAAGGGTAAAAAAGACCCCTTAGCTGAACTTATGAAGCGTATAGAACTTGACACTAAACTCTTAGATAAAACTATTGAACGTCAAGAGGTAGAAAGAGCTATCGCTAAATCTAGGGATGAGTATTCTGAAAAGGCAATAGACTATGCTGTAGCTGAACTTGAGGCATACAATAAGATTGTAGACAAACGTAGACAGATAGACGACCTATTCGGTGTAGCACAATCCACTATGGAAGATGGTTTCATGGCTATGGTCGAGGGTACTAAGTCTGTAGAAGATGCCTTCAAGGATATGGCAAGACAGATCATCGCTGAACTCTATCGTGTACTTGTGGTACAACAAATGGTTGGTAGTTTTTCGGCTGGTGGAGGCGGTATACTAGGTGGTGCATATAAAATGTTTGGAGGTAAAGCCTCTGGTGGTACTGTTATGAGTAACACACCTTACCTAGTGGGTGAAAAAGGTCCAGAGCTTATCGTACCTCAGAACAGGGGTCACGTTATGAATGCTGACCTTACGTCTAAGGCTATGGGTGGCTCAGGTGGCACTGTAGTAGTCAACCAGAACTTTAACTTTCAAGCTAATGGTGATGAATCAGTTAAGAAGATCATTGCACAAGCTGCACCATCTATTGCTAATATGGCTAAACAATCCGTCATAGACGCTCGTAGACGTGGTGGAGTAATGAAAAACACATTCGGATGAGGATAACATGGCTATAAGCTACCCACTATCTACACCTACAAGTATAGGGATTGAGAAGGTTGAACTTAGGGCTGTCAATGCTGTCCTTACCTCTCAGTCTCCCTTTACTTACAAACAACAGGTTATAGCCCACAAAGGACAGAGGTGGGAAGCCTCAGTTTCTATTCCCCCTGTACGTAGGGATAAGGCTGCTGAGTGGAAGGCCATGCTGGTAGCCCTTAAGGGTCAAACTGGCACCTTCCTCTTAGGAGACCCTGACTACGCTACTCCTAGAGGTACAGTGTCCTCTTGTAGTGTATCGGGTTCTGAGGGTGATGAGACCGTAACTGTATCTATGTCAGGTTCCTTACTAGCAGGTGACTACATACAACTAGGTAGTGGTTCTTCATCTAAACTTCATCAAGTTCTAGTAGATCAGACAGGTGATGGCAGCTTAGAGATATGGCCTAGTCTTAGGGATGACTACTCATCTAGTACTGCTGTGCTAACAAACCCTAAAGGTGTCTTTAGGTTAAATAGTAATATGTCCTCTTGGTCAATAAACAACGCAAGTTTTTATGGTATATCCTTTGAGGCTATAGAAAACATTATGGGGTAAATATAGGATGGCTACAAGAGATTTAACATCAGCTATTGTAGATAGTTTAGACGATGAAGTTCTTCAGCCTTTTTTCGCTATAGAGATGCTATTTGACGGTAATAAAACGCTAAGGTTATGGACAGGTGTAGGTGAACTAGACTACCAAGGTAACAGTTGGTATGGTGCAGGTACTATGCTTGGGGTAGAGGCTGTAGAGGAGACTACAGAAATAGCTGCCAAGGGTGCCACTATAAGTTTAAGTGGTGTACCTGCTGAGGTTCTATCTCTAGCCTTAAATGAACCATATCAAGGTCGTAAGGCTAACATATACTTTGGAACTTTTAACGGGGGTGCTAGCCT